ACCAATGTGCCAGTCTCTCCACACCATCAACCATAACTTTGGTATGACCTGCATATCCAAAGTCAAAGTAATTGTCGTGTCTCGCATACCAATCACCTGACCAATCGTGGTCATAGTATTTGAATTCACCATCCTCGTAACACTCGGTCACGTCTGTGTATAGGAAACCAGCATCGGGGTATTGAAGGATGGCATCATGAGAGATTTGTAAACACTCTGAAGTTAATGCATCATCATGGTCCAACTCAACCAACCAATCCCCATCACCAAGTGTTGCCGCTCTGTGTTTTGCCAAACCAACGTTACCACCTGTAATTGGATACAACTTGTGAGGTTTTACCCTGTAGTCCTTCTCAGCAATTTTCTTGAGGATATTCCACGTAACATCATCAGGGGAATCATCCAACACAATCCATTCCCAATTGGTGAATGTTTGTTTTTTCATACTCTCATAGGTTCTGTAAATCCTTTCGTTTGTCTTATACGTTGGAGTGAATACTGAGAACCGTGGACGTATGTATTCGGTGTTTCTGAAAACAGACTGACATACAATCACATTTGCCAAAACCATATCAGGTAACGGTTCATCATAATGAATGTGAAATCTCGTTAGATGAAAATGTGGTATTTCAATGTTCTCATCAAAAGAAATAATTAGGTCAGGTTTATACTGTGTATAATCTTCAATGACTGTATTCTCATAGGGTAAAGAATAAATCACAACCTCATCATGAAGGTGTTCCTCCCAGTAAATGTCTGAATGTAATATAATCTCCCCCAAAGTGTGCCAACCGTAAACGATTGCCGATGGTTTTTTTGTTTGCATACAATAAAATTATAGGTAAACAACTCTACGAGTCAATTGAGTTTTTTCAAGAAAAATATTTATTTGAATGTTACAGGAACTATTACCACTGATATTGGTTTTTCTACTCCTTGGGATGCTCAGTGTTGCAGTTCGTAATAAAAAATGAAGGGTCTCCTTTTACAGAGACCCTTACACTTTAGGACAACATTTCCAACATGATACTCCTGTCACCCTCCCACTTTTTGATTTGTGACCTTGGAATCCAAAACTCCATCAAACCAATCTCTTCCACTCTTTTGAGGTAGTCCTCACGGTATTGTTCCGCCTGAGACCTGTCGGTGATGTATGGGACCCTCATGTGTTTAGAACAAATCTTACCCATACCAGTCAACATTGAGAACTCATCAGTCAAAGTTTTAGCACAACACATACAAACCTTACTACGTTTTACCGTCATCTTACCTTGGAACTTCACAGCCTTTGGTGATATACCCAACATCTTGGTGATATCAATTAAGGTTGGGTTAAACTCAAGACCGTAAGTCTCTTTGAGTTGTTGACCAATCTTACGACCAATCAAGATAGTCTCACCAGGAGTCGGAATACGTAGTTTAAGAACCTTGTCTTTGTATTCCTCCTTGTCAATCTGAGCAATTGCTGCTGTGATTTGTTTGTCAGTCAAAGTTCCCCACTTTTGGAACTTCTCGGCGATGTCCTTTACGAACTTACTTTCCCCTGTGTATTCTACGATACGTTTGAGTTCGGGACGCTCATCTACAGTAATCTTGGTTGGTTGACTGTTAAGACATTTTTCTGCGGCTTCCATTTGTTTTGGTGTTAAACGTCCCCATTGGTCAAGGGAATCTTTCATTTTGTTGATAAAACTGTTGTTTCCTTGGTAGTTACGAACTTTCTCGGTGATTTTGATGGTGTCTGTCATGGTGTTTGTTATTTGTTATACAAAGATACAAATAAACTTCATCCCCACAAGCAAAAAAGAAAAAAATCCCCTCTTTTTTTCAGAGGGGATTCTCACTCTTAGTTTTGAGTGAAGGCTTTGTCTGCCCAAGTTTTGGCTCCCATGAAATCCCAAATGTTCATATCACACATTTTGGGGTGAGAACTTCTCATATCACCAACTGTCATAACTTCCAAGAACCCTTTGTCAATACCGTTCCACTTACCACCTTTGGTAGTGAATACGTTGAACCAATGTCCACTTTCGCCCTTCACCTGAATGTTAATCAAAGCATCTTTCTTGTAACCAGCAATAACTGAGTGAGGAGTTCCTTTGGTGTCGTGGATAGTGATGAATCCTGCCTGACATTTTCCTGCCACACGGAATTCGTATTCCTTGTCTGTGTCTTTAAGGAAGTTAGAGACCGTAACCGACAGACGTTTGCCGTCTATGATGGTGTCAAATGAGCCGTAGAATACGTCTCCTGACATTACGCCTTCAGTTACTTTGATGATTGATTTGGTCGGGGTAGAGATTGTGTTTGTCATAGTAGTGGTTGTTTTTAACACTACAAAGATACGCACAAAATCCGAACCGCCAAACTTTTTTTTTAAATTCTACAAGAACCGTCACAAGCTTGTCCAACGCCATCAATAAAACCCCTTCTCATATCAACGTGTGTGTTTTTGGTATAACTTGTTTTTCTACCACAAATAACACAACTTTCATACTCATCATCAGAACGTTCTTCAATACCAACGACATGTCCGTAATCATCAGTAACTAACTTGACATGTTCGTCATAATTTTTCAAACGGTTATCACGCTCATTCCAATACTTTTCTCTAACGTATTTTCCGAGTTCCAAATCATTTGGTCTTTCCAAAATTTCAAGGTTTGTAATTTTTATTTCCATTTTTATTTTAATAATACATACCAAATATTGAAAAAAAATACTATCAATTCACTTTTACTGTATTTATATTAAAAGTCAGACTGTGACCAACGAGAAAATTTATCAATACGTTTTGAAATACTCTTATGTGTTTGACCAAATACCAAACATACTTGACCTTATTACCGTACAAATTAATAAATTGTGGGAATGGGAGTATGGTGGAAGATTTAGGAAATTTACAAATGATGATGATTCCAAATTTGCAATTATGTTATTTCTACATAGAGAAGGATATTCTTATGACCAAATTATTAATAAAGTTAAAAATACTACCGCAATAATCCTTGGTTCCGAAAACGAAGCCCAAATTTCAGATACTTGTGATGAATGCGGTGGAGATGGTCGTTATGATTGCTCAATGTGTGATGGTAGTTCAACAGTTGAATGTGATGACTGTGATGGAACAGGAGAAGTGGATGGTGAGCTTTGCTCCTCGTGTCAGGGTGGAGGTGAACTTGATTGTGGTGAATGCGATGGAGATGGTTATAATCAATGTCATGAATGTGATGGAGACGGTGTAGTCGAAAACCCCGACAAAACTATGTTTACAACAATAACTTATCTAACCTTCAATCCTGTGATTGCCAACTATTTTAGAGAAAATTTAAATGGTGTTGTTCCCGAAATTTCAAACTCAATTTACAATGACTTACATAAATTAGATGAAAGTGATTTTGAAGTTGAATTATTAAACGATTATAAAAAGGTGTCCAATTATGTTATTGAGGTAACTTCAGACCCTGAGGAATTAACTGAACTAATTTCGGACGCAACTGCCGAAATTGAAAAAAAATACTTATGGATTTTAACGGCATAGTAAAATTTTTAAAATCCCGCGGTGGATACCCTAACCCAAATATGAATTTATATTTGGAGATGTTTGACATGACTCAATCAGAATTTCTCATGTCTATGAACGAGTCTTTAGGTGAAGAAGGTACCAAAACATTATTAAATAAGTCAATCAAAAAATTAACTAAAGACGGACCATTTAGGTTTAATATTGATAGTTTAGAACCTGGGTCATACGTTGAGTTGGATTTTACAAATTCATCCGTTTATGTTGAAGAAATTAATGATGAAAGATATGTAACAGCCATAATAGAAAATTGGGACATACCAAATTCAAATATAATCTACTCACATATAAATGACGATGGGGAAGAAGAGATAAAACATTTTGATATTGATGGTTTATTAGATTTTTTATGGGATGAAAACCCGTACGACTACTCCGATGCATTAAATGAATGGATATCATTTCTTACAAAACAAATCAGTTCATATATGGGAATCCCAATAGGATTATCTGATAGAGTAAAAAAATAAAAAAGGTCAGCCGAAACTGACCTTTTCTTTTGGGACTGACCGAATGACAGTCAATCACTCCACCACCTGACATTATGTCAGGAAATTATTTGGTAACTAAAGCTTCCACCTTAGATTTCATATGTTCTGACAAACTAAGTTCACCAACTGTTGGTGTAACCAAGGAAGTCAAAACAATAGAGTCAACCAAATACTTGTAAGGAATGTGAACCAAGAAGTCGGTACCATTGAAGAAATCTAAATCTCCTTTGAGTTCCAAACAACCGTGAACCATTTTCAAAAATAACTTAAACTGAACACCATCAACAAAAGTTTCATTCAAGAGGGTTCCGAACTTCTCGTTCTCAATCCGAATATTGTATGTGAAATTTATTTTCATATCTGTTATTTAACACTACAAATATAAAAAGAACTTTTCAATTCGTCAAATCTTTTTTTAAAAAAATAGGGAACCTCGATTTTATGACCGTAGTCAACCCATTCTTAGTTGCGATGCCTTGGAATCGAACCAAGCTATGTGGGCTTATGAGACCCATGGAACACCTTGCCCCCCGCCCGCCATTTTATAACTTTAAATATCCGTGGTCAAACTCCCAATGATGGTTCGGACAAAGTCCTACTAAATTATCTTTTGAGTTTATTTCTGTTATCAAGGATTCATCACTGAACGAAGATACAGATTTTATATGACAAACTTGAATGTGTTTATCATAACCACAAACTTTACAAGTTTTATCTCCTTTATTTTTTTCATACACATATTGCGCATGTTTTCTAATTTCGGCTCTAAACTTATAATAAATCCCTTTCTTTTCAAAAAACTTTTTTTTTGTAATTCCATTAAAGAAACTAAATCTTTCGGGTCTTACAATCTCTTTTTTTTCTTCTTTTTGTTTTTTCTCTCTTTCTAAATTATTAAACTTAGCAGAACAAGAACTATTACAAAAATATTTTTTTCTTACTTCAGAAACTTTTTGGTTATCATTAACCCTTATTACCTCACCACAAGATTTACATATATTTGGTGATTGATAATAATCTTCTAATGATTTTTCTCTTCTTTTTTTATTTCCGATTTCAGCGGCTTTTTGGTATCTGTTCATATATTATAAATATCACAAATATACCGAAAAACCACCACACAACCAAAAAAATACCTCACAATATATTTTAATGATTACAATCCCACTTCCCCACGGTCACCTATCCACGTCATGCGCTGGTTGTACCAGCGGGTGTAATCAAATTTTTAAAGAGCTAAACAACATCCGATAAAAAATCCCACAACTTTCTATGTTTTCTCAAACACTCGTTGTGGGATTGTGAACCGAGGATTTAACTCCTCTTCTTCCGAGTGTCTCACAAAGATAAAACAATTTTTTCAAATTGTCAAAGGGGCTAAGTGAAACTTTTTTGTGGGGTGTCTCTACCTTTCGGTGGAGATTATAAATATAGTTATACTATTGAAAAGTTCAATCTTTTTCAAAAATATTTTGTAAAATTGTTTTTAAATACACTCCTGTATCCATATTATTGACTTTGTCCAATCCAAAATACCCACATTCAGTATGTTCATGTCCATCTTGAGCAGTTTCAAGGTTAGGGTACATATACTCGTGAGTATTCAACAAATAAACATACATCATACCTTTTATACTACCGTCTGTCTTTTTCTTTTTTGGTAGTATACCCACAAAATCTAAATCATAGTTATCTATGTTAATATCGGTCTCTTCGTAAAACTCTCTATATGCAGCTTCTTTAGTTGATTCATCTTTTTCAATGTGTCCTGAAGGAATTGACCACATATTAGGGTAAGATGACTTGCCGTTTCTTTTGCACAACAAACATTCACCGTTAACTTTAACGACCACACCACTCAACCTTTTATAATTTTCCATATTTATAAATAATCATGAAAGTTAAAATAGACGATAACACCTTTAATGTAAAGGTTATGGACGATTACCGTAAACGTGCTGAGGGTATGATGAACAAAACTTTTAACGAATATTTTAACGGTATGTTGTTTCTGATGACCGACCATACTAATTGTTTTTGGATGAAAAATTGTATAATACCTTTAGATATTATCTACATTGACGACCAAATCATATCAAAGGTTCACCACAATTGTCCACCATGTGTTGATGAAGACTGTGAGAGTTACTGTGGTAGAGGTTATATTATATTGGAAATTGAAGGTGGTACTTGTAAAAGTTTTAATATTAAAAAAGGAGATTCTGTTAAGTTTCTCGTTGATTAATTTTCCTTTTTACTTTCCTGAATTTTTTCCTTTAAGACTTTAAAGAACTCTTGTCCAATCATCTTAACAAATTTGATGTATGGTGCGTCATCTCTTTCAGGGTCATATCTATATGGTCCTGATGGTGGTCTTTGTGCTCTACCCAAATAATTAAGTCCCGAAATATTGGTAATACATTTGTGTCCACCTGAATTGGCTTGAATCAAATCCCAAGCATTTACACCAATCTTATCCAACAATTTCATTTCAGGTTCACTTAACTCTGAGAATGGTTTGTCAATGATTGTTTTTAAACTATCTAATATTTGTTCTCCATTATCCATCATCATAATCTTACCACCATAAATGGCATCAAAATCTTTGAATGTGAATCCAACTGATTCTGTACCCATACCTGATTCTGCAATGTATTTGATTGTTGATAATGGAATTGTTCTATCTTGAAGTTGTGCTTTCCACTTATTCAAAACCTCGTCTTTAACTTCTCCAAGATTTACACCTTTGAGCTCTCTATCTTTTTTGAATGGATTACAAGATGCTTGTACCAAACCCAAAGGCCACATGATAATCAAAAAGTCCGCCTCAGGATTGTTTCTAAAAGGAGTATATCTGTCGTAAGAACCAGTACCTTTCAAAGTTCCCATACCATATTGAAGAATGATTCCATCTTCAACTTTCACATTTCGGTGATTTGCCATTGAGTCCATATAGTCTTTGGAATTTCTTTGGAGTCTTTCAGGTGTCTCGCGAGTGTTCACACTCATCCAAGTCTTTATGTTATTAAGAATTGAATAAAGTGACGGCTCAGAGTCCATCACTAAACTCTCTAAGAAACCTTTTTTGTTTTTAAACGCCAAGAGTAATTTGTTAGTCACTAACCCTAACAACATTTTGTTTCTCGCCAAACCTTTTTCCTTGTCTAATCTAAATAAAAAGTTAACAACTTCTTTTGTTGTTAAGTCATATTTTGCAAAATCAGCAGAGTCAACAGTAGAAATCAACAGAATGTCTGAACTTGGGAACAATTCTTTTGGTGAAATTATTTGAGATATAGTCTCAACATTTGAACGGGCTTGTCTAAATGATTTTGAAGCATCTTTTTCAGCACCTACTTGAGTATCGTGGTGGTCTGTATGAATAACAAACATCGGTTTACCGTGAGCAAAATCTACTAACACGGGCATTACATCACCACTAGCATCAGGTTTCTTTACTGCAAACTCTTTTTCACCATATTGGATAACCTCAGAATCTACAACATCAATACCATTATCCTCAAGGTATTTCTTCATAGCAATTGCTGTGGTAACACCATCTAAATCTTGGTGAAAATATATTTTAGCCTTTGGGTACCTTTTTGCCAAAGCATTAATATCACGTAAACCCGATTCTTTAATAATTTTTTTCATCAATCCCAACCAAAATAATGTGCAATTTTATCAAATAAATCACCGTAATCAGAAATACACTGTTTGAATATTACTTTATCCTTGTCAGGCATCGCATCCATAGTGTCTTCACCCCACACACCATCAGCAGGATAAACATCAATCATTGACTGGTATTTGACAATTGCCTGAGCACTTTTTGATTTTGGGTAGTTACCGATTGAACCGTCAATTTTCAACGGTTGACCGGCATCATCCCTAACACCTTTTTTATTTAAAAAACATTGGATTCCACAATTGTAATTGTATCGTTCAATAGTGGTCATACCATTATTGAAATCTTCTTTCAAATATTGTCTTGAGGTTGCTTCAATGTGCATGCCAAGAATTCTACTCTTTTCTTCCTCTGTTATTACAAACTTTTTCATATTAATATTTAAGAGTTAATAAATATTTTAATTTGTTAACTAATCTTAACATCTCATCTCTAAGATTTAATAAATCAGTATCAAATTTTGAGTTCAGACCTTCAGTCATTGAAAACAAAAACTCACATATTCCATCAATAAAATTTTGCATAGATAATTTATTTATATCTTGAAACATTATTGAAAATTCTGCAGGAAACTCAGGTCTCCCATATTTTCCCATCATGGCTTCAACAAAGTCATCAATCAAAACACCTAAACCTTCGTAAATGTCTCCGTATGCTTTATGTTTAGCATCAAACGTAGTTTGCCAATGTAAAAATCTAAATTGATTTTGAACTTGGACTAATTTTAAAATATATTCTTCTTTCATTATACTGGACTCATTAATCTTGTTAATGCTGACGTAATCGGCGACATGGATATTTTTTCACCCGTAGCAGCTAAACTCTGTGGTGATACTTGAGTTGTTGTAGTTCCACCCAACTCAGTTTTTAATGCTTCTTGACCTTCAGGAGTTGATTCATACTGTTTCATCGCAGCTAACATCTGTTCCTTACTCATCATACCTGAAAGTTCTTCAGGTCCAACAAAATTACCAAGACCTAAAAAATCCAAAAATCCGAGATAGAATTTTGTTTGACCCATTAGTACTCTTGTTCTTAGAGAACTTTTCCCAAACAGGTCAGAGAATCTACCAAACCCAAGACCACCACCATAAAGGAATCTTTGAAGGATGTTTGGTTTACCTAATATTGCCGGGTCCATAAACTTTTCTCTTTTCAAAGCAGATTCTAAACCTTGAACCAATTTCATTTGTTCTTGAGGTGTTTTGTTTACCATTAAACGTCTAACACCCATGGACCTTTTTGACGCACTACTAAATAAGTTTGACCAACTCTGAAGAGCTTTTTTAAATCCTGATAATAATCCTCCCATATTCGGAATTTTATCAATTACTGTGTCAACTCTTGAAGTCCAATTCTGAGCGGTTTTAAATAATTTGTTTGCAGGTCCTTCAACTTTTTCTAACATCTTAAGATTCTTAAGAGCCAATTCAGTATTACCAGCATTAATGGCTTTTTCAGCATTTCTAAGGTACTTAGTCCCTTGACTTCCGGCTTTCATAGTTCCCATAGCAGTTTTACCAACCGCATCACCAATATATGGTACTGCAGATATTAAAGACAAAAACGCAAATAGGGTATCACCCTGTCTATAATAAGAAATGGCATTTACAAAGTCAGTAATTCCTGTCGGGTCAACAATACCCAAAATATCCAAAACATTATTGTACCACTTCTCTTCAGTTAGTCTCTGTTTTAGATTGTTAAGTTGTATTTCCGTTAATACTATTTCACCCATTTTTTGAATATAAACACTAATTATAAATACTATGATACAACTTAATATAAAGGTTGGTGACACAATTTTGATGGGTAGATTTAAAAATAAAAAGGTGATAGTAAAAACTATCACCCTTGACCAACATGGTTTACCATTGGTGAACGGAAAACCAATTTGTAATTTTAGATATACGAAAGATTAAAATGTCCAGTTTTTTTGTTAAAAAACAAGACATTTATATTATTTAGGATTTTTCAGGAAATTCTAAAACCTGTTGTCTTTTTTGTTGAACAAAGAATCCAACCCTTTCTTTTGCCACTTTAGCGTAGTTAGAACTGATTTCAATACCAATCCAACGACGGTCTAAAGTTTCTGCCGCAACCATAGTTGTACCTGAACCAGCAAACGGGTCAAGGACAATATCATTCTTATATGTGAGAATCTTAATTGCCTTGGTTGGGATGTCCATTGAGAAGGTCGCCTTTGTCAATGAACGAGTATCGGCAAAATAATTCCACTGTCCAAATACCAAATCAATAAACTCACGTTTCTGTTGTTCGGTATACATCATCTTGGCTCTCATGTTACCGTCTTTACCTTCAACCTCACCCATCTCACCAACCCATTCAGGTTGTCCTTTAACAATCTTAATATGTTTCTTCTTGTATGCCAAGATAACACACTCCTTTGGATTATAGATGTAAGGTGCCGAGGGACTCATCCATGACCCCCACGCTGTGGTACGACTTCTGTGTGGTGATTCCTCTTCAAGGTCCACAACTCCGAAGAACTTGTAACCAATCTGTTTCATAATTTGCCATATCTCACTTAACATGAAGATTCTTCCGCCCTTGGCTTGTCGGTTAATCTCATACGGGATATTTAAAGCAATCCTACCGTCATCTTTCAACACACGGTATGCTTGTTCCATCCACGACTGTGTGAATTTTGAATATTCTTCCCAAACCATATCGTCATCGTGAACATCATAATCAATCCCAACACCATATGGTGGTGATGTTACAATCAAATCTACAGACCCTTCTTCCATGGTCTTCATCACTTCAATACAATCTCCGTTTACTATTTTTCCTAAATAATTTTCTGTCATTTTAATATATTGTTACCTTATGTCCCCTAACAATAATAGGATTTTCTGTTTCAAATTCCAACCAAGCTTGATTATTATCAATAAAAGTTTTTGTTTTAACCGACACTTCAAATTCAACACAGTTGATGGAAAGTTTTTTATCCTCGGATTGTATTACCCAACCATCTAAAATTGAACCTCTTGCTGCTAATTTATATTTCATTATTCAATAACCAAACAATAATCTTCAAGGGTAATTTTTTTAGCATCACAAGTAATATGACCTGTTTCTCTACCATCATCCCTATACCCAATAGAAGAGTTTATCTGACACAGAAATTCTATTGAATCAACTTTTAAGAGTTGTTTATCAATAAACACTTTCCATGGTCTGTCTCCGTTTTTGTGGTTTGAATTATATCTTGCCTCAACCAGCATTTTCTATGTTATCAATCTTTCTTTGAAGATACCAAAGAGCCTTTTTTAAGTCTTGTAATTCTTTATCACTACCTTTCTTACCAGCCCTTGAGATATACTTCACCGTATTCCCAAGATGGAAGTCAAGTTCCCACGCCTCAATTACTTTGATAACTTCATACACATTATCCTCACCGCCATAATGAGCTGGGTGATTTACCATTTCATTACTCATTTTAGTGTAAAATAATAATCTTTAATTTTAATTGATTTAGTATAACCATGTCTAACCGAAAAAAGAGGTTCTTTTGTCCAACCTACTTTAAATCCAAGTATTGACATCCAACCATTCTTTTCACCATTCACATATGAATATAGGTATTTTTCCCCAAATTTCAAATGTGTCTCACGAGCAATCTTAGCTCTGATTTTGTACAGTTTGAACGACATAATATTTTGACGACAATGGAGATTCTATTATCAAACCTTCTTCAACAAGGTCATCCAATTCTTTTTGTGTTGTCTCTAAATCTTCCTTCAAAATGTATTTTGAAATGTAGGAGATGTGTAGAGGTTGACGTAGTTTAGAGAGTAAACTATTTAGTTTTTTTCCTTCCATAAGATTTCTTCTCTACTTCTTTTGATTTCTTTTTCTTGGTGTCTTCTTCGTGAATTACTTCCTTTTCACCGGTAGACCCCTTGAACTCTGATTTTGGAATGAAGGTCCAATAACCTGTGGACACTCTTTGGTCAGCATCTTTGTCAGATACACGAAGCATATGACCGAGAGCATACCTTCCGAATTGTTTTGTTGTTTTAATACATTTCATAGAAATAAATTTTGGTTTTGTTTTTTAAGTGTGTAAAAGATTTGGGTTTCATCATGACCCTGTTGAAATAGATTAAAAACATCAGATGATAAGGTATCCATAAAAATAAAAGCATCAACCCTCGGAGAGAACAAAGTCTTCAAATCGGAATTTTCCAAATGAACTTTCACTTTCTTTTGGTCTACGAATCGTTTTGTGAATCCCATGAAACAAAATTAGGAAATAATTTTTAAACTGTCAAACGATTCCCAATCTTCTTTTGGAACACTTTGAAGGATATACGCCAATAGTTTTCTCTTTAACATCGGAACCAAAGTCTGTTCAAATGGAAAATTCTCATTGGTATTTACCTCAAATATCGGTAACTTGGTGAAATCCACCAAGTCCTTCCACGATGTTGCATCTTTAACTAACGTGGTAACTCGTTGACCTTGAGGGTCACCACTCCATACCATATCAAAATAAATCTTGGCGTCTGATTTGGTTCTTTTCATCTTTCTGATTGAATACTCCCACAAAAATACTTGTTTCTTACTTTTGTTGGGATAATAGATGTATCCGTGACCAACCCCCATGTTGTCTTTGTTTTTCTTTAGATTGATGGTTGTTGATTCATATACTATGGACCAAATGGACTTCCCAATATTAAAGGTGTCCATCAATCTGTTACCAGAAAAAACCAATGTCTTTTCTAACTCACCAAAATCACTGTCTTGTAGTTCGGGTAACTTAAGTGGTTGAAGTTCTTTCAAAAGAATCTCATCATCACAAGATTCAAATTTCTTTTTTGTTTGTAGTAATCTTTTTTCTTTAACTAAAGATTGAACATTTGCTAAGTGAAGTGCCAACTCAACAAAATCAGGATAAATTTTAAACTCGTCAAAATTTTCCTCACATTTTTGAATGTAATTAAGTAAGGTATATTTGTTATATTCAAAATCTATTGGTTGCGAGAGCATCCAATCAGGATTTAATTTAAATGATTTTTTCTTCCTCGCCATTTACATAAGAATAAAACACCATTTTATTTATTCAACTCTTATGATAAAATAATAAACACCCTCTACTTTTTGTTCATCAACTTTACCATCATAAAGAGACATTATCTCATAACCATCACTATCAATCCACCCTTCAATCAAATCATCTTCATAAATAAAGTATGAAAGTCCTAAATCCCATTCCCTAATAAAACTTAAAGTATCGTCCATAGCATCACTTACCCTCCCATCAATCACTTGATTAATTAAATCATCAGGAAAATCACCTTCGGGACTTTCTTCTATTTCTTCTATCTTTTGCTCAAACTCATAGATGGCATTATTTTCCAATTGGGATATTTTATTTTCAAATACCCCACGTAATTCTCTTGGCGATTTTTCCATTAATTGTTGTAAATTAACAATCTCACCCCTAACTTTTTCAATCTGATAATTCAAATACTTTATTTCATTATCTTGAACATATGAAGTTTCTCTTTGTGACTTGTCCAACCAACTTTCAGGGTCTTGGTAAATCAAGTCATTATACATGTCCTCAGCATATCTTTGAACACTATCATCATCAATATAATTTTCAAGAAAATTGTTTGAGAAAAAATTTATACCTTCACTCTCAATCATTTCTTTTGCGTATTCCTCAGCAGACCACTTCACTTCTTTTTCATTACCTATAGCATATTGGCTATTATCCCATGAAGTTTCAAAAATTTCCATATTACTATAGAATTCTTCATTTTTTGGGATGATATCATACACATCATAATAATCATTAAACTCAGATAACTCTTCATCAATTTGTTCTAACTGTTGTTGTAAACTAGTCTTTAACCCTTGGGTGTCATTTTGCATTTCATCTTCAATTTGACTTTTTCTTAACTCAAGTTGTCTTTTTCTTTCTTTACCTTGTTCATCCAACGCATTTATCTCATTACTATAGACCAAATGGTCAAATAAAGCGTGCGCCATTAACCCTTCTTTAGGACAATCAGGTCCCAATTTCCAAAGGTCCTTGTCTCTTCTTAATTCCGCACTGATATTATTTACTTCTGAACTCATTACAATTGATAAATATTCGGAGATGTCTATATTTATAGTCAATAAACCTTTAATTTAGATAAACTCGTGAATTGTGGTATCTATAAAATAACTAATGTAGTAACCAATAAAGTTTATATTGGTAGTAGTTTGAATTTATCTAAAAGGGAGTACAAACATTTTTGGATGTTGGATAAAGGTTTACATGATAATTCTTACATTCAAAAGTCATATACTAAACACGGTAAAGATAGTTTTAAATTTGAAGTTATTGAGTATTGTGAGTCTTTTAAATTGATTGATAAAGAAAATTATTATATTAATTATTATAATTCAAACGATAGTCGTTTTGGTTACAATTTAGCTATCGTAAATGAGTTTAGACGAAATACCTACAATGATGAAGTTAAAATTAAATTATCAAAATATAATTTAGAAAAAAACGGAAATTTTGATAAATATTCATTAACAAATATTGAAACTAACGAGTCATTTATTTTTGAATCATTAGTTGATGGCGCAAACTATTTAATAATGAATGGATTTACCAATGGTAGTCCAAGAAATGTTAGAATGAAAATCTCAAACTCATTAAGAGAGAAAAAAGTTAATAATGGTTACAACGGTTCCATAAGAAAAACTTGTTATAAACATAAATTCAAAATAATAAACTAAATTTAAAACTAACAAATTATGGGTGGATGCGGCTGTAAAAACAAAAACAACACTAACACAAATCAGATTCAAGCGCCAGTGGTTAAACCCCAGGCTCAACCTGTTAATGAAAACATCAAAGATGCCATTAAAAGAACAGTAGAAAAGTATTACGTAAAGAAATAAACTAATCTGAGATGTTTTTTAGTGAAGGGTAGAGAAATCTACCCTTTTTTTATATTTATGAAAATATGGCGTTTATTGACTTAGTAATTCAAGATTTTAATGAAGGTGATTATGACCTTTTAGAAACCGCATTTAATGGGGATGTCAACACATTTTTTAATTATGTTAATAAAAAAGGTAAATTTGAAGAGATAATTGCCGATGATTATAATCATAACGATTATGAAAACGATTACATTCTGTGGGTTTCTAATAACAAACCAGAAATTTTCCGTAAACTTATTGAAGATAAATTATCCGATGTAACATACATTGATGGTAAATGGTATTTTATAACATCTGATAGAGGGGATTTATCCAAACTTTATTGTGATGATAGAGATATTGGTCGTAACACAATAGAATCTATATTGTCAGGTGAATATGATAGTTCTGATTATTGGGATTCAGGAATAGATGTCTATGACAACGTAATTGATGATTTAAACGACCAAAACAAACAAACTTTAATTGAAAGATTATTAGAGGAATTGAAAGATGAAGAAATCTTACCATCAACAGATTTACTAAAAGAAATTGCATCGTCTCAAGGTCATGATGAGTATGTATCTTTAGACACTGAAACATTAAGTAGAATAATAAATGATAAAAAATCTATTAAAGAAATCTTACCCGATGATTTAGAAAGTGAGTTGGTGAGTTTATACTGGAGTGCCTATAATGTGGCATATGAAGATGAACTCTACGAATCTATTTGGAGTGAACTTGATTCTATATTTGAAGGTAATGGTGAATGGACTCAAACACCTTCCCCTTATGATAAAAATAAATTTACCCAAAAATTTCAAATACCTTTTATAGATTTAGAGTCAATTGTAAAAGATTATCTTGAAGATAATCTTAGATATAAAGATAGAACCTTGGAGTATTGGGGTAATATTATTAATATAATTGATGATACACATGAGTGTTTAAGAGTTAGAGTACCTGAATATGCAGATTGGACTGAAACCAAACAAAATATCAATTCTCTTTACAACGATTACATTTCTTAAAGTAATCTTTTTTCTTTCGCCTTTACTACAAGTTTTTGAGCTCTGTCTTCAATTGAATTGATAATGACTTCTTGCTCTTTCAAAGCCTCAATACACACGGCAATCATCTCTTTGTACTTCATGGTGTAGTTGGTCTCTTCACTACCGAATACAAGTTCAGGGAAATATGGTAAAACTTCTTGAGCAATGAAACCAATGTTTTTGTGTCCAAGTTTTTCTTTATCATCCCAATTATAATAGAATTCAACACCACGAATTTTAATTAAACTTTCAAGTGCAGATTCAATAGGTTCGATATTTGTCTTTAATCTAATATCAGATGGTCCTTTAGGTCCTGTAGCACCTTGAGCACCTTGTGGTCCTGCAGAACCTGTAGCCCCTGTAGCACCTTGAGCGCCAAAACCACTGCCCGCCTTTCCTTGAGCCCCTGTAGCACCTTGAGCGCCTCCAGCACCAGGTCCTTGAGAACCTTGAGCACCTTGTGAACCTGTAGTCGGATTTGGAGCACCTTGAGCTCCTTGAGCACCAGCTCCTTCAGAAGGGAAACCTTGAGCACCTTGCGAACCAACAGCACCTTGAGCTCCTTGTCCTCCTTGTGGTCCTTGAGCACCTTGTGGTCCTTGTGAACCTTGGCCACCCGCAGCACCTGTTGAGCCACCTCCACCCTGAGAACCTTGTCCCCCTTGTGTACCCTGAGCTCCTTGACCTCCTTGTGAACCTGTGGCACCTCCACCACCAGTACCACCTTGCGAACCTTGTCCTCCTTGTGAACCTTGTGAACCTTGAGCACCTGTGGAACCACCACCACCCTGAGAACCTTGTCCTCCCTGAGAACCTTGCGAACCTGTGGCACCTTTACCTCCACCGCCACCTTGTGAACCTTGTCCTCCTTGAGAACCTTGTGAACCTGTGGCACCTCCACCACCAGTACCACCTTGTGCACCTTGACCTCCTGTCGGACCTGTGGCACCTTTACCTCCTTGAGAACCTTGTCCTCCCTGAGAACCTTGTCCTCCTGTCGGACCTGTGGCACCTTTACCTCCTTGTGAACCTTGTCCTCCTTGTGAACCCTGACCTCCTGTAGACCCTTGAGAACCTTGAGCTCCTTGACCTCCTTGAGAACCTTGAGCTCCTTTACCACCTTGAGAACCTTGTGAACCTGTGGCACCTCCACCACCAGTACCACCTTGCGAACCTTGTCCTCCTTGTGAACCTTGTGAACCTTGAGCACCTGTGGAACCACCACCACCCTGAGAACCTTGTCCTCCTTGTGAACCTTGTGCCCCCGCACCACCTTGTGAACCTTGTCCTCCTTGAGCTCCTTGACCTCCTTGAGAACCCTGAGCACCTTGTCCTCCTTGAGTACCTTGTGAACCTTGAGCACCCTGGCTACCAACAGCACCTAACGAACCTTGAGCACCCTGACCACCCTGAGCACCTTGGAAACCTTGTCCTCCTTGAGCCCCTTGATTACCAGTAGCTCCTTGCGAACCGACAGCTCCTTGAGAACCTTGTCCTCCTTGTGAGCCTTGTGAACCAACCGCTCCTTGCGAACCTTGTCCTCCTTGAGTACCTTGTCCTCCCTGAGCACCTTGTCCTCCCTGAGCACCTTGTCCTCCTTGAGTACCCTGAGCGCCTTGCCCTCCTTGTGAACCTGTAGCTCCTTGAGCACCTTGTCCTCCTTGGGTACCCTGAGCACCTTGTCCTCCTTGTGAACCTTGTGAACCTGTGTTACCTTGGGAACCTTGAGCTCCCTGTACTCCTTGACCTCCTTGAGCCCCTTGAGCACCCTGAGCACCCTGTCCTCCTTGTGAACCTTGAACTCCTTGACCCCCTTGAGCTCCTTGTGAACCTGTATTACCTTGAGTACCTTGAGTTCCTTGTGCACCTTGTCCTCCTTGAGAACCTGTTGCTCCTTGAGCACCTTGTCCTCCCTGAGTTCCCTGAACACCTTGACCACCTTGAGCTCCTTGTGAACCTGTATTACCTTGAGTACCCTGTCCTCCTTGAGCTCCCTGTCCTCCTTGAGCCCCAACTGCTCCTTGGGAACCTTGACCTCCTTGTGAACCTTGAGCACCTTGACCTCCTTGAGCCCCAACTGAACCGGGACTACCTTGTGAACCTTGTCCTCCTTGAGTACCCTGTCCTCCTTGAGCTCCAACCGCTCCTTGGGAACCTTGTACTCCTTGCGAACCTTGAGCACCTTTTCCTCCCTGAGAACCTTGAGCACCAACGGCACCTTGCGAACCAACGGCACCTTGCGAACCTTGCCCCCCTTGAGCACCTTGATTACCTGTTGCTCCTTGTGAACCAACGGCACCTTGAGAACCTTGTCCCCCTTGAGCACCTTGATTACCTGTCGCTCCTTGTGAACCAACGGCACCTTGCGAACCTTGTCCTCCTTGAGAACCTTGTGAACCTGTATTACCTTGAGCACCAATAGGACCTTGAACACCCTGAGCACCTTTAGCACCTTGAGGACCTACATTACCTTGACTTCCTTGTCCTCCTTGAAAACCTTGACCTCCTTGAGTACCTTGAGAACCTACAGGTCCAACAGCACCCTGTGAACCTTGAACACCATCAGCGCCTACCGCACCTTGAGCACCTGTATTACCCTGAGAACCTTGTCCTCCTTGAGAACCTTGTCCTCCTTGAGAACCTTGTGAACCTGTATTACCCTGAGAACCTTGAACACCCTGAGCTCCTTGTCCTCCTTGAGAACCCTGTCCTCCCTGAGTACCTTGAGCTCCTTGTCCTCCTTGAGAACCCTGTCCTCCCTGAGCACCTTGTGAACCTACACCACCAACAGCACCTTGTGAACCTTGAGTCCCTTGAGAACCCTGCCCTCCCTGAGTACCTTGTGAACCTTGAGGTCCTTTTCCACCTTGGGCACCTTGTCCTCCTTGAGAACCAACATTACCTGTTGCACCTTGTGAACCAACCGAACCTTGTGGACCTGTAGACCCAAAATCACCTTGTTTTCCTTGACCTCCTTGAGTTCCCTGAGCACCCGCAGCACCCTGAGCACCTGTTGGTCCGGTATTTGTTGTGCCAGCCCAAAGAGCATTATTAACTACAGTACCTGCAGTTGTTGCAATAGTACTAAAAACATAAAGATTGTTAAAAAATAACCTAAATTTAGGTGAGGTATTAATAACTTTAAAATAAACAGTAGTACTAACTTTCCAATCAAGTACAGCACTGGAGTAAACCCAAGTTGCCTTAGTATTATTTGTATCATACAACTCAACAGTTGCACTACCTGGTAATATAACGATATCCTTAGCCACCTATTTTTATACTTAAATCTTTAAGAAAATTATTCAATACTTCAACTCTTTTTTGGTTTTCAATTAATGCCGATATGCCAACCGAAACCAATAGCTCATATTGTAAATTCTTATAACCATATTTATCTGTCCAAACTAAATCTGGATATTTTTCTTCAATTTCTTGAGCAATAAATCCAAGGTTTACACCTGTAATTAGGTATTTGTGTTCTGGTAAATAATCTGACAATTGAGGAATGTCCTCAACCCAATCAAATTTAACACCTCTCATGCTAACAATGTTTTGTCTAACGTCTGTAAGAGGTTTAATGTTTGTTTTATATCTGGCATCTGATGGTGGTCCTTGAGCACCTTTAGCACCTTGAGTACCCTGTGGTCCTTTACCACCTTGAGCACCTGTACCTCCTTGCGGTCCTCTTTGGCCTTGAGAACCCTCGGCTCCTTGAGCTCCGTTACCACTCGGTCCTTTTGTACCAGTGGCACCTTGAGAACCTTGTGCACCTGCCGGCCCTTTTGGACCTTGAGCACCTTGAGCACCTGGTGTTGGAGGACCTGTGGCACCAAGAACACCTGTAGTTCCTTGAGCCCCTTGGTTTCCTGCAACTCCTGTATTTCCCGCGGCTCCTTGAGCACCTTGTGTGGATGACGCAGCACCTTGAGTTCCTTGGGCTCCTTGAGCCCCTTGTACCGAACTTTGAGCACCTTGGGCTCCTTGAGTTGTGCTATTAGCTCCCTGAGCTCCTGTATTACCTTGAGCACCTGTTGCACCTTGAGTAGAACCTTGAGCACCTTGAGCTCCTGTTGAACCTCCACCACCTTGTGAACCTTGAGCACCGGTGACACTACTTTGAGCACCTTGAGCTCCTTGACCTCCTTGAGAACCTTGACCTCCTTGTGCACCTTGTACAGAACTTTGAGCTCCTTGAGCACCTTGTCCTCCTTGGGAACCTTGACCTCCTTGTGCACCTGTACTAGCACCTTGAGCCCCTTGTGAACCCTGAGCCCCTTGGGCACCTGTGTTACCTTGTGCACCGGTACTAGCACCTTGAGCTCCTTGTGAACCTTGTGCACCTTGGGCACCTGTATTACCTTGAGCACCGGTACTAGCTCCTTGAGCACCTTGGGCTCCTTGAGCACCTTGTTTACCCGTAGCTCCTTGGTCACCTTGGACCGAACTTTGAGCACCTTGAGCTCCTTGTCCACCCTGAGCCCCTTGTCCACCCTGAGCCCCTGTATTAGCTCCTTGGGCACCTTGAGCACCTGTTGAACCACCACCACCTTGTGAACCCTGAGCACCCGTGACACTACTTTGAGCACCAGTATTTCCTTGTGAACCCTGAGCACCTGTTTTTCCTTGAGCACCCGTAACTCCACCTTGAGCACCTTGTGCTCCTTGAGCACCTTGTTTACCAACAGCACCTTGAGCACCTGTAATTGCTCCTTGAGGACCCTGAGTACCTTGAGCCCCTGTATTACCTGTCGCTCCTTGAGCACCTGTATTACCACCTTGAGCACCTGTGCTACCTTGAGTACCTTGAGCTCCTTGAGCCCCTTGGGCTCCCGTATTAGCACCTTGAGCACCTTGTGCCCCTTGACCACCTTGAGCACCTGTCGCTCCTTGAGCTCCCGTAGTTCCACCTTGAGCACCTGTACTACCTTGAGCACCTGTATTACCCGTCGCACCTTGTGCTCCCGTGGTTCCACCTTGAGCTCCTTGAGCCCCTTGAGCACCTGTATTACCTGTTGCACCTTGAGCACCTGTGACTCCACCTTGAGCCCCTTGAGCACCTTGTCCTCCTTGAGCACCTGTAACTCCCGTAGCTCCTGCGGTTCCTCCTTGAGCACCTATATTACCTTGGGCACCGGTATTACCTGTAGCACCTTGTGCACCCTGTACAGAACTTTGAGCACCTTGAGCACCTTGAGCTCCTTGAGCTCCTGTATTACCTTGGGCACCTTGAGAAGCACCTTGAGCTCCTTGAGCACCTTGAGCACCTGTATTACCCGTAGCTCCTTGAGCACCCTGAACAGAACTTTGAGCACCTTGAGCTCCTTGAGCACCTTGAGCACCTGTTTTTCCTTGAGCTCCCGTAACACCACCTTGAGCACCTTGAGCTCCTTGAGCACCTTGTTTTCCGACGGCTCCTTGAGCACCTGTATTAGCACCTTGAGCTCCTTGAAATCCTTGAGCTCCTTGTGCACCCGTACTACCTTGAGCACCTGTAACACCACCTTGAGCACCTTGAGCACCTTGAGCACCTTGTTTGCCTGTAGCTCCTTGGTCACCTTGAACCGAACTTTGAGCACCCACAGAACCTTGAGTACCTTGGGCACCCTGAGCACCTTGTGCACCTGTGTTAGCACCTTGTGCTCCTTGAGAACCTGTTGGTCCCTGAGCACCTTGAGCACCTTGTGCACCTGTGTTAGCACCCTGAGCACCTTGAGCACCTTTAGGTCCTTGAGCTCCTTGTCCACCTTGAGCACCCGTACTAGCACCTTGTGCTCCTTGAGCCCCTTGTCCACCTTGAGCTCCTTGTCCACCTTGAGCACCAGGAGTATCATCCGTACCACCCTGAGTACCTTGTGCTCCTTGAGCACCTTGGGCACCTTGAGCTCCTGTGTTTGCACCTTGAGCACCTTGAGCACCTATCGGTCCTTGAGAACCTTGTGCACCTGTTGGTCCGATTACATTACTTGCAGTTCCCTGACTACCTTGTGCTCCTTGAGCACCTGTGTTACCTTGAGCACCCGTGCTAGCACCTTGAGCTCCTTGAGCTCCTTGAGTACCTTGAGCACCTGTATTACCTTGAGCTCCTTGAGTGGTACTATTAGCACCTTGAGTTCCTTGAGCACCTTGTGCACCCGTTTTTCCTTGGGCACCTTGGACTGAACTTTGAGCACCTTGAGTTCCTTGAGCACCTTGAGCACCTTGAGCTCCTGTATTACCTTGAGCTCCTGTGTTCGCACCCTGAGCACCCTGAGCACCTTGTGTACCCTGAACTCCTTGAGCCCCTGTGTTAGCCCCTTGGGCACCCTGTCCACCTTGCGTACCTTGGGCTCCCTGTCCACCTTGTGTACCTTGAGCCCCTTGAGGACCTTGACCTCCTTGAGCCCCTTGAGCACCCGTTGGTCCTTGAGTACCTTGAGCTCCTTGAGCTCCTTTAATATTGGCTTGTGAACCTATCCATTCTCCAAGATAGTTAATAATCTGAACATACGATGAACTACCATCCCACGCATAAATACCTT